TGCAAACATTGGCAGTACAGGATTGAATTATCAGTCAAAGCTATTTGTATATGGGCTATATACAAGCTCATTCAATTGCAGGGAATACGCAGGATTGCCCATTCTGCACCTATTCAAGATCGTGATTTATATCCGTTCATACTTAACGAATAGGTTTGCAAATGAGCAAAGAAGATAAAAAATACAAATCGAAATGGTTTCGTATTGCTGTAGCCGGGGACACGACGGATGGGCGTGAAATTCAAGCCGAATGGATTACTCAGATGGCGCAGAATTATGATCCGAACACATATGGTGCGCGCATTAATATCGAGCATTTCCGCAGCATTTTTCCGGATAGTGTTTTCGGCGCTTATGGTGATGTCCTCGCACTGAAAACTGAAAAAGTCACCATTGATGGTGAAGAAAAAGATGCTTTGTTTGCGCAAATTGAACCGACGGACAGCCTAATTGCGCTGAATAAGAAAAAACAAAAAGTTTATACATCAATTGAAATTGATGAAAACTTTGCAAATAAGGGCTCCGCGTATCTGATCGGTTTAGCCGTCACCGACAGTCCAGCATCGCTTGGTACTGAAATGCTGGCTTTTGCTGCAGGCGCAGCTGTAAATCCATTAGCCTGCAAAAAACAGCGACCAGAAAATTTATTTACTGCAGCCCAGGAAGTAAATCTTGAATTTTACGAGGTTAAAGAACAGCAATCCTATTCCGCAGGCTTGCTGGATAAAGTAAAAAACTTATTCAAAAAACAAGAAAAATCAGATCAGAAGTCTGCGGAATCCTTTTCTGAGCAAGAACAGGCCATTGTCGAAATTGCTACAGAAACAGCAAATCAAGGCCAGGCAGTTTCAAAACTAGAAACGGATTTCAATACTTTGAATACAGCACATGAGCAGCTGCAGCAAGACTTCAACGAACTCAAAACAAAGCTGGATGGAGAGCCTGAGTCAGACCCGCGCCCTAAATCTGGAAATTCAAACTTCAATGAAGTCGTTGATTGCTAATCAATTACAGAGTTAAAAAGAGTAACGATCATGCGTAATGAAACACGTTTTAAATACAATGCTGCAATGAAGCAGTTAGCGAAACTGAATAACGTTGACAAGGTTTCGCAGAAATTTAATGTTGAACCTTCAGTTCAGCAAAAATTGGAAGACAAAATTCAGCTTTCTTCGGCGTTCCTGCAGAAAATTAATATTTTTGTCGTTCCAGAGCAGTCAGGTTCTGCTGTAGGCCTTGGCATTTCCCGGCCGATTGCGTCCCGTACGAATACCGGTACGACTGATCGTCAGGCCACAGATCCAACGTCTATGGATGAGCGCTTTTATTTCTGCCGCAAAACAGATTTTGATACAGCCATCAAATATGCAAAATTGGATCAATGGGCAAAGTTCAAAGACTTCTATGCGCGGTTCTCTGGCCAGATCCAAAAGCGTCAAGGTCTTGACCGCATCATGATCGGATTTAACGGCACATCAATCGCAGCGACCACTGACATTGCAGCCAATCCAAAACTGCAGGACGTCAATAAAGGCTGGCTGCAAAAAATGCGTGAAGAAAATGCTGCACGCGTTATGTCCTCTGGTGCTGCACAAAACAAAATTACAATCGGTGCAACCGGTGATTATAAAAATATCGATGCACTGGTCATGGATATTGTTAATGAAATGATTGATGAAGTACATCAGGACAATCCTGATCTTGTTGTGCTGTGCAACCGCAAAACAGTTTCAGACAAATACTTTCCGCTGGTAAACAAAGAGCAGGAAAACTCTGAAAAATTGGCGGCGGATATCATCATCAGCCAAAAACGCATGGGTAACTTGCCAGTCTATGCTGTGCCTTTCTTCCCGGAAGATGCAATCTTTGTAACAACTTTCGAAAACTTGTCGATTTATGTGCAAGAAGGTGCCCGCCGCCGCACAATCATTGATAACCCGAAACGTGACCAGATCGAAAACTATGAGTCTTCAAACGAAGATTACTACATCGAAGATCTGGGCTTAGCCGCGCTGGCTGAAAAAATCGAATTGGTATAAGTCTATGTCATTAGCACGTCAACACTTCCATAAACACAGTGCTAAAGCAGCCGCTGTTTCGGCCGCTGAATTTGGCACTATGCAAGAGCAAACATTTTATGAGTTGCAGCTTGCCCAATTAAATAATGATCGCCACCGCCTAAAGCAGATTCAATCTACTGAATCGAAAATCCAGTTGAAAAATGCATTAGTACCGACTTATTTGCCATATGTCGACGGAATTCTTGAAGCCAATAAATCAGTTCAAGACGAAGTTTTCATGACGCTATTAGTTTGGTGCATCGACGTTGAAAATTATGCCAAAGCATTAGAGATGGCCGAGTTTGCGCTTATGCATAGCATGATCATGCCAGACCGCTTTGAACGTAAAGCGGCAACGCTGGTGACTGAAGAAATTGCAAATGCATTCTTAAAGCAGCTCAAAACCAATGCTGAAGTTGATACTGCAGTGCTTCAGCAGCTTGAAAAGCTGGTTATTCGAACTGATATTGATGCCGAAATTTTGGACATGCCTGATCAGGTCAAGGCAAAGTTATTTGTTGCTTTGGGCAAAGCTAAAATTAAGAGCATCCAAAATACCGAAGAGCCAACAGAACAAGATTTAAGTTTTGCACTGGATGCACAGGCTTATCTCAGCAGGGCTATCGAGCTTGATGATAAATGCGGCGGCAAGCAGGACTTAAAAACAATGGAGACATTGTTGAAAAAGTTTGCGCCAAAGGCTGCAGAACAAAATGACGGGGATAGATCTCCGGCATAAGAGTGCCCACGCACCGCATGGGCGAACAGTGGTGATGTCATTACAATGTAATACTCATTAAAAACCATTGTTCCCACCCATGCACTAAATCAATAAAGACAACGGCAGGGGATAGCATGGGATTCGTCGCAAATGGCAATAGCACACCAAGTCAAATCCAAATCAAAAGTGACCAGTTTTATCCAGCTATTGCTCTAGATCACATCAGAGAAATCGTGCGCATCGATGGCGCAGTCACAAATGTCCGGCTTCAGCAAGTCATCATTGAAGAAGTCATCGATATTAACCGGCTGTTAAAGAACTTAAAGGGCAAAGCAGCTGTACTTTCAGATTTATCGACTGCACAAATCAATGATCAGCCCGACACGGATTTTTTGTATTTGTCGGCAGTAGCTAACGGTGTCTCAGCCAAGATCAATGAAAACTATCGAAATTATGACAGTTCGAATGCTGGGGCAAAAAAAGCGGAAAACGCGGAATTCACTGTTGATGATTATCGGCGCAATAAGCAGTGGGCTATTCAGCAGCTGTTAGGTGAAAACCACACCGTGGTGGAATTGATATGAAAACCATCACTGCAATTCAATACGACACAGTCGATGCGATCTGCTGGCGTGAATATGGCCGCAGTTCTGGTGTTGTCGAAATGATTTTGGCTGCTAATCCCAAACTTGCAGAGCTGGGAGCATTTATTCCGATGGGGACGCAAGTCATCCTGCCAGATATTGAAACACCGCAGCAAACAAAACAAACCATCCAGCTATGGGACTAATAAAGAAAATGGCAGAACCAACCACAGCAGCAGCAACAGCATTAACGATTAGCGCAGCATCACTTTTACCATTCATCAATGGCAATGCATTGCTTGGTGCAGTTTTCGGCGCCGCGCTGTTCGCAACAACCAAGAAAGATTTAAAGCCCTTGCAGCGCTTAATAACAATGCTTCTGGCAACCGGTATTGGCTACCTGCTTACACCGGAAATTACAGCTCGTTCATTCATTAACAATGATGCAACTGCAGGAATGATTGCTGCGATTTTCTCATTGCCAATCATTCTCAAAATTCAGGTCTGGGTAGACCAGTCAAATTTGTCAGACATCATCAATAAATTCCGTGGAGGAGGTACATCATGATCGAAATGCTATTTCAACTTGTTGCACTGATTGCCTACCTATTTTGTGGGCTTCGTATTATCTGCTTTGATTCAAATGGCCTCCGCCACCGCCAAGGCTATTCATTGTTGGCAACAGTTTTGATTGCGTCATTTATGGGTCAGAGTGTCCATATTTTATTTTTTAAAGATCCTGTGACTGTTTGGGATGCGGTATTTGCTGCCCTGCTTGCCGTCATTATTTACCGGGCAAAAGGCAATGTGGCTAAACTGATTTGGAGTGCATCATGAGTTTGTTGAAATTCGGCGCGAAAGGGGATGCT